CTGGGATTGCACAGGCGGCAAGACCAGCGTCCATCAACGCCGGACGATCTAGAATCTTAAAATCGTGCCGCTCAACTTCGCCTTCGTCCACAGAAACCGTGAACACTGAAATCGGAGCAAGCGGTGGTTCTTTGACCAGCAGCGATTCGAACAATTTGAACAATTCATTACGCGGACGGAACACACCATCCGATCCACGCCATGGCCAATTGAAGGCGAACGTTGTCTTGAATCCGTCAATTGCCTTCCAGAAACGTTCAGGTCCAAGCGGATCCATATAGGCAGTGGCGATGGCATTGATAGCGCCGCTAGAGACACCATAGATGTGATCCGGCCTATATCCTCTTGAAAATAACCTAAGCATTGCACCGGCCTGATAAGCACCAAGCGCGCCGCAACCGTTAAAGACTAATGCCTTCATCAATATCCCCTCCCTAGTCCGCCCGTCCCGTAGAAGCGTTGAAATCGGCTCTTATACTTCGGCGCTGACTTGCACTTGTCGCAATCTTCAATTTCAACAGAACGCTCGCAGCCTACAAGGGAGAGAGAGGATTTACCCCTCTCCCCGCAAGTAGGACAGATGGAAGTGTAGCCAGTGTCAGGCAGTGACGTCCAAGTTGCCCCCAATCGAGTACAATCTCTGCCAGCTTTTGACCTTCCTTCCATTTTAAAAATCCCCATTATGGCATTCCGTCTAAACCAATTTTCCCGCGTTCTGAAAACCCGCTGTATCTATAAAAATGCTGTCTCTTCTTTGGCGTGTCCCGGCATTCTGGACAGTCTCCGGTATATAGCTCTCGCTCTTTACCGATTAGTTCTGGCTTAAAATCCCACCTCAAACCGCAAATAGGGCATAGTGCAGAGTAGCCATCATCCTTTACAACATGCCATCCAGACTTGCACCCTCCATATTCAGATGCCATGGAAACCTCCCCTAGTCGCTTGTCACAGAATCCAATTCCATTAAGTGGCTGAATTGTTTCCCATGGCACTGCGAGAAAAATTCGCAAGGTCTGAAGTAGGAAAAGCAATTTGCATAATTCCGATCAAACTTCTTTTCATCCGTCTTCGCCTTCTCAATTGCCTTGGTTGCTGCCAAGTGAATGCCGAGCGCAATCTTAGGCCGCATGATTTCCTTAGGCAAAATGAAATCAATCGATTTCACCGCCTTAGATAACCGCGCAATATATTGCCCGGTGCCTTCATCGTCCATTCGCTTTAGTTTGGATTTGGTTGTTAGGCGGTAGCGGCAACCCATATACCTCGCAGCGTTCAACTCCAATTGTTCCGCTAGCTCTTTGACGTGTGCGGCATAAAGGTTAAGTTGCGGATGCATGGGCAACGTCGGCACGAGATCCGGCCTATAGCTTGCCGAAGTCTTCATGTCGCCTATCCACCAATTGCCGCTGGCGTCGACAAGGATAACATCGACGATTCCATAGAAGGCGTCCGTTTCGATAAGGGCTTCACAGGCAATTGCCCGAAGTCCAGACTTGGAATGCGCCCTCTTGTATTTGCCGAGCATGGCCATGATAAGCGGAGCATGGGTGAATTCTGTTAGGCCATGAGCCTTGCACACTTCCACCGCTTGGCTAAAGGCATAGCCGTCTAAGACGTGCCTCGTATCTTCAAGGCACTTGTGGAACGCCTTGCCCACGTTCAGCGATTCGACGTCATCCGTGAAGTCGTCGTCCGGCTTCGTCACCGCCACCTTCTTATGAAAGTAGCGGCGTTGGCACCCTTGAAATAGCGACAAGCTGCTAGGGCTAAGGCCACGGTGCGGCCTAGCTTCCGGTTTAGTTGTTTCCATTTTGGGCGTTCCTTAGAGTGTTATGTCGTCGTCCAAGGAAGGCGCGGCTGGCTTCGCTGGTGTTGCCGATGAGCTGCCTACAGCTACGCCGTTGTCTACTTCCAAATCAAATCGGTGCGACTCTTTGCCCTTGAAAGTGCCCTTGGCGATAACATCCTTGCCGCCGTAGACGATATTGCAAACGGTTCCGACGGGCAGAAAGTTTTGAACCAACCAATTCAAATGCCCTGCCGAATTTAGGACGGCTAGTTCCCCGGACGGCAGCTTGAAATTATGCTCGATTCCAAACTTGCCTTCCTCTTGCCCTAAGTAGGTTCCGCCCGCGATGAGGACATCGCCCTTCTTGCATTCACCGTACTTGAAAAACTTCTTCGAACCGCTAACTTTTACGAATGCCATGATTTGCCTTCCTTATATTGGCGTTATTGGCCATGGTTAATAGTTCAACATTTAAACCGTATCGCTGCAAAATTTGCAATAGCAAGTAGCGCAAATGCCGTTATCCAATTCGTCGACGTCAAGGTGCGAGCGGCAAAATTCGCAGACGCCTAGTGGCTTGCAGGTATAGCAAATTGATTCATCTGAGTAGATGGGCTTGAATTCAGCCTTGCACGTTTCGCATACCTTAATCATTCCAATACTTCCTAAATCTTTCCAATTCAGCCTTTCCCTTGCCGTCAACGTATTCTGTCATGAAGTTGAATCCTTCAACCAACTTATCAGGCATTCTTTCCGCATAGTCCTTTGACCACACTTCACCTTCAATTCGAATCGGTATGGTATGGCCGTAGCGTTTCATCACGTTGTCAAAAGCCAACACCATTGCGTCCCGAAGTAGAACAACCTGCCCGGTTTCGTAGGCGCCAAATTCAATATAGATGGCGTCGTGCAAAGTGAAGATGACATCAAGGCCAATGTCCTGGCAGGTTCTAACGGCTTCCCGCATGATAACGCTACCGTGACCTTGAATCGGGAAGTTACCAACGCTTCGCTTGTTGTCATTGTCTCCCCACATAATCCACCCGTCTGGCAGCATGAGGCGACGCCTTGATTCATACTCTCTTAGCGTCCTTTCTTTCCAAACGGCGAATTTAGGATAGGCATCGAAGAATTTTTTGATGAGGCCTTCCGCCGTGTCCTTTGAGAAGTATTCACCAGTAACCGACGACAGCCTGGGTGCAAGCCCAGCGGCACTCATGTCGTATGAAATGCCAAGGACTAACGCCTTAGCCATGTCACGCACCTTCTTATGGCTTTCCTTCGTCGCCGTCGCTGGCACAAGTCCCGCTTGCTTGGCAAAGGCAAGGTAGACATCGCCCGATGCATAGGCGTCCATCATGGCCTTGTCTTGGGATATGATGGCCGAAATCAAAAATTCCTGGCTTGCAAAGTCGGCACCAGCCAATGCCATGCCACTTTCCGCTTCGATGAAATTCCGCATCCAATGGGACTTTAAGTGGATGAACCCAACCGCTCCTGGCTGACTTCTAGCCGACTGGCTTCCGTAAATTCCAAAGAACGGGCGGACGCGGTTATCGCTTCCTACGAAATCCGAGAACCTCTTTTTGCCTTTGGCGTTGGTTGGCATGAACCCATTAAGGCTTTGCTTGGTCTTGAGATAGCGGCAATAGGCACCAGCGAACCCGTCCGACTGGCTATCATACCAATCGTTAAAGGCATCTTTCGAAAGCGACAATTTCCCGCTGCCCGTGGTTCTCCACTTAGGCTTGCCCTGCTTTTCTACCCATGCCCTTATAGACGATTCGACAGCAGAATACCTTTGAAACTTTTTGTCGAATATGAAAGGCGGCGTTCCCTTATCGGGGAATAGGTCGATGCATTCCTTCGCCGCTTCGGCTAATATGTTGTGGACGTTCTTTTCAAACTTGCCGATTTTCTCCATGTTCACTGGATAGCCAAGGCGAAGCATTTGGGCGGTGCGGACGGCATAGTCCCCGCGACTGAAGGCATGGGTTAGCCAGTCGGCGATACTTACCCCCTTATCGTGGAATTGCTTGGCGGCGTCTCGGGTTAGTGCCGGAAGGTGTTCAACATCCGACATACAATACCTTTGAATCCTATCCGCCGCCGCTTGAACGTCTTCACCTGTTCCGTGGATGATAAGGTTCCTAACTTCATCCTTTTCAACCGAGTCGATCTTGACGTTGGCCAACTTGAACAGCGCCGCTGCTAGGGAATAGCTTGGCTTATGGTGGGCTTCGCCTTCACCTTCCTCAGGTTCAACCCTGTCATACTTGCTCGGCGGCGGTGACGTCCTAACAACCTTGCCGTCTATATATTGCTCGCCGTAGGCAAGCGCCTTGTTGTGGTTCAATAGGCATCGGTATTCTAGGTATAGGTCAATAGCTTTTGCCTTAGCCAGCAACTCCTCGCCGCCCGCCATGCTTAGAATCGACCTTGCTTCCGCTTCCATAACATAGGAAACGAGGGTGTAGCCGTCGTCAACCAAGCGGCGAATGAAGGAAATGGCTTGCCTTTGTTCCTGCGGGCGTTTGAACAACCAGAAATTTCGGCGATATACTTCCTTGCCGTCGTTCCTAGCAATGGCCGCCATGCAAACGAGGTCCAGGGTTTTCTCGGACACGCCGCGAAATTCGAAATCAATATAAAGGAATTTCATTATTTTCTGTCCCGCGGGTCCACTGGAAGTAGAGGCTTCAAATCGTGTTCAAGTAGGAAGGCTTTAGTATAGTCCTTGATGCATCCCTTGCACCAGGAGCTATAGCCCGTGAACGTCCGCCCGTCAGCCTTGAATTTAGAAATGGCTAACTTGGTTTTGCATTTGCGGCATCTGAGGAAGTTATGGCGGCGGTTGTTCATTATATTTTCGAAAGCTCTTGTTCAAATACACCCTCTCCGTCCTGGTCGTGAATACTCAAGAACCACTTAAGCCTCGCCCGTTCGGCGTCGGTTAAATCCGGGTTTGGCGTGAATGACCAATCCTCACCGCGACCAGAAATTTTCCCGAGGCTTATGCCTATTTGCTGTTCATATTCTCGTAGGAAACTCCTGGCATTCTTCGCACCTAGTGGACTTTTTCTTTTAATGTTAGGGTAAAATACCTGCCCGTCATGATTAGCCGATGCCTCTACGATGCCAATCTTATCTACCCCAAGAATCAAATGGCAAATCCTAAAAAAAGATTCTGTCTTAGGCGCGTCTGGCGAATGGTGGACATCCTTATAATACCTATATAGGTAGGCATATAAGTCTCTAAGCTTTTCCACGTCGGTTATCGCATTGCGAATGCCTTCGTATTCTTCTTTTGAATACGGAGAACCGCCATCTTGCGGCGGCTCAGAAATTTGGGGAACGTAGAATTTCCGATCCTCGAATTTCAATTCGAACGTTTTTCCAGCAACGTTCATGGCAATCGTAAAGCTGCAATTGTTTTTAATCGGCTCTTGTTCATCCGTTGGGCGGTTTTTTTCTGAAACACCTATAGTCTCATTAACGTTGTTTTTCAGGCGTTCGATAATACCCCTTGTTAGGTTCGGCTCATCGCGGTGAATCAACCGACTTACGGCCAAGTAGCCATCAAACATGGTTCCATCAGCACCGACAGAAAGGTTGCGGTAGTTGCTTTCGCCAACTAACGCTCGCTCCAATTCCATATAGGTTGTTTTTCCTGTCTTCGGCGCACCTGCCAGAACTAACACAACCGCCGAACGCTTTGCCGCCACGTTATAAAGGCGGCATAGGATATAATCCCGTTCCTTTTCATTCGGGAAAAGCTTCTCTAGGAAACTTAGGATTTCCTTCGGGTGTTCCCGTTCATAGTCCGACTCAACGTCCCAATCCCTTAGGAACGGCGGACGAATATGAACGTTTACTTTCCTAATATCGCCCTTGACCGGCTCTTGAAGGCCGCTCGGAAGGCTTGGGTCCATAACGCGCTTGGCCAAGGCGGGGTTAGCAGACTTCCATTCCGCAAAGGCCGCCTTTTGTTCTTCATGGGGATATGATGCCCTTATCGACTCAACTAATTCGGTGCAATCCACTGACTGCCAACTTCCGAACCTCCCGAATTGAGCTATTCCTATGCCTTTGTTCTTGATGAATCGTATAACCGTTACTTGCGAAAGCGGGACGTGGCACGTCGCCTCAGTTGGCGGCAAGTCACCAAGGGAGACCGGCTCGGACATTTCCGAAAGCATTCTAGATAATGCTCCCAGGATTTCCGAGCAAAGCAAAGGTATGGATTTGCCAGATTGGCCGATAGCCTCAGAAAACCTAGCCGATAGTTCTGGGTCGCTTGGTAGCTTTTCAAATATCCAAGTTTGAAATGTCGCCGAGCTTCTAAAGAAGCTTCCGCCTACCCCAAAGGATACGTTTCCACTTTTAGAAATTCGCAATCCATATGATTTATTTTCTATTAGCGATTTGGCGACAGATTCAACATGGGCAAGCGACATGGAGGAGCCTCGGTTTTTTATTTTGGATTGACTAGCCTTCGCAAATTGCACCACTTGCGGCGGTTTAGCAACTAGAAAAGCAAAACGGAAAGATAAGTTTATCTTTCCGTTTAGGCTAATTCATTCCAATCCAAACCGAGGATTAGTAGAACCAATTGACTAATGCCACACTTGTATAAAGTAGGCAATAAAAATCTAGCTGCTCATTTTTTAGGCAAAAATTACACCCCCCCCAAGTTCAGCGGGCAAAAAAACGTGACAGTCACTGTCACGTTTTTCAAAAGTTGGCACAGTATATGCTATATATATTATATATATTATATAAAAAACAAAAAACAAACTAAGCCTTCCCCATACCCTTAATAATTTTTTTAAAAAAAATTATGAGTACATAACTTATATAAATTTTTCTATCGGTGTTGGGGTGCCTACGGTTTAGCCAGTGATATTGTAGCCTAGCTATATCTTAAGGACCGGCAAATTAAAGGTAGTTTGTCCAACGCGCTTACCCCTTGAAAGAACAACCCGAAAGAAAAACGATTTTCGCACAGCTTCCATTTTGCCCGAACCGCTTGAACCTCGCAACCAACTTGTGCGACCATTGGGACATGAAAAACCAAGACGTTCCCCATGCTCAAATAAGAGCCATGCTTCGGCGGCTTTGGATGTGGTCGCCCAATAGGCGGCTGGCTATGGCAAGGGCTAAGAACCCAGGCCGGGGCACGGGTTACACTTGTGAAGTATGCGACGCGGTTGTTTCTAAGGTGGAAATAGACCACGATACTCCTTGCGGTTCAACGCCTGGGAGCAAGGGAGCGCCAGCGTCGGCAACGTGGGACGGCTTCATCAATCGCCTTTTCTGTTCCGTTGACGGGCTCCGTGCGGTATGTAAACCCTGCCACGAGCGAATCACCTTAGCAGGTAGGGTCAATGCGAAGAATCAAAATTGCAATTAAATTCATCCTATGCCGACTTATCCACAGCCGAAGATTTAACGAAATTAAAATGGTGGCAGGGCGCATGAGGCTCAGCCGCCGTTGCCTTGATTGCGATTCAGCGGCTCTTGCCGTAAAATAAAACTGTTGCACAATGAGCATTGTCCTTCGAGGCCGCCGACGATTGGGTGTCACCCGGTCGTCGGTATTTCGACGCCAAGGAATAGCCATGCCGCCTAAGCAGACATTGCCAGAATGGGCTATGCCGCTGATGTTCGGCACGTTGATTTCCATTCTGGCTTGGATTGCTGTTACACTTCAGAGCATGAGTAATACCCTAGCCGTCGCCGTTACCAAGGTGGAAGACCATGACAGACGCCTAAGCAACCTAGAACAACTTTACATGAAAAGCGGAGGGTGATCGGACATGATGATTTTACCCAGGACTTTCAAGTTTAAGACACCGCATAACGTCTTTTTCCGTCGACTTCACCGCTGCCTGTCGGTTCGCCTGGTTAAGGGCGATGGCTTCGACTCTGCCGGGTGGCATTATGAGGTTCACCGTGTAAACGGATCAATGGCGATAGTACCCTATGCGGGGACAGTCGCCATTGTCGGCAAGCTGGTTAATTTCGAACGCTAAAGCGCCACGGCATCTAGGACTTCCGGCCTGGCTTTGAGCAAGGCTACGAAGTCCTCCCAGTGGCCTGGGACGGTGATGGTTTGAACGCTGCCATCTGCTAATGTGATTTTAACGACCATGAGTTGACCCTCCAGACCTTCCGCCGTTGTGAATTGACGAGCGGCTTCCATGCCACCCGTCGCCCATGTCGCCCCTATGTTCGACGGGGAAGGATGCCACGGCATAGCTTGCCGCCGAAAATATAGCGACGATTGCTAGAATTGCAAAAAGGGCCGGTTTCATAGTCCAGTTTCCTTTACTTCAAGGGTCTTTCCGCCGATGGCGTAAAGGACGTCTATTGCCAATTCGCTGACAAGAAATTTGGTCCCGCTGTTCAACTCGATCCAAGTTGATTCATCGTCACATGCTTCAATAGAGGATATAGAATCAAAGCGAACAGCTATTTTGTCATTCTTATTGTCTATCTTGGTTAGCATAACGAATCGCATGGGGTAGCCTCCGAAAGTTATAACCCCTTATCGGCATTCCCATGAAAAACTTTAGTTGAAATTTGCAAGGCTCTGTATTATTTAGTAAATATAACCAACAATAATAGAGAACAAATGAAAGTCGAAAACGCCTCCATTTCTTCGCTTGTCTCCGATCCTGCAAACGCCAGAAAGCATTCAGAAAAAAACCTAAAAGCTATAAAAGGCTCTCTCGCCAAGTTTGGGCAGCAAAAGCCTATCGTGGTGGGCAAGGGCAACGTGGTTATCGCGGGCAACGGAACGCTTGAAGCGGCCAAGGCGCTTGGCTGGGAAAAGATCAAAATCGTTAGAACCGACCTAACCGGCACCGAAGCCACGGCCTTCGCTATTGCCGATAACAGGGCGGGCGAGTTGGCTGGTTGGGACTTTGAAATTCTCGGCGCGGCATTGGCTTCGCTAAAGGCCGAGGACTTTGACATCGGCGAAATCGGGTTTGATTTGAACGATTTCAATTTGCTAACCCCTTCGCAAGAACCGGATTATTCGGTGATAGAGGAAGGCGAAGGCGATTCCAAACGAATTGACGACATGCGGGGGGAAGTCCGCAAGGCCATACAAATAGAATTCGATAATGAAAGTTATGAGAAGGCTTTTGAATTGGTGAAATTCTGGAGACAGAAGGGCGTTTCCGTAGGAATGATGCTCATAGAAAAATTAAAGTCTGAAAAGGAAGCGTTGGAAGGTGCCCAATGAGGCTCGAGTCCGGGGAAATCAAGGGGATAAAATTTTACCATCGTACTGGCACTTCAGACCTTAAGACCTTTGAAGAAGTTATCGGGAAAGATGTTTATAGGAAACGCGGAAACACCATAGAGCCAGGCGAATTCTGGTATGACTGCGGAGGTAATGTCGGCGCGTTCACATTGCTGGCAATCTCTTGCGGGGCTGAAGTCGAAGTGTTCGAGCCAGACCCGTTCAACTGCGAAATGATCGAAAAGAATCTGAAGCTGAACAAGATGCGGGCCAAAGTGAATCAAGTCGCCTTAGTCCACAACGGTACCAAAGAAGCAGTCCTTTACGCCGGTAACAACGGGAATTTCTGGCGGAATTCCTTGGTCAAGAACTGGAATGGAAAAGGTATAAAGGTCAAGTGTATAAACTTCGATGCCGCCGTGAAGCCCGGCACTTGCGTCAAGATGGACATTGAAGGAATGGAGATGCCAATAGTCGAAACAACGGCACACCTTTTTAAAAAGTTCATCTTTGAATGGAGCTTCGACATCGACCCAGACCTTGAAAGGTACTGGCGCATCACAGACAAGTTGTCCGAGAAATACACGGTCACTTGCACCAGCTACCGCGATAAGGGCGTGACAATTTGGCCTAAGAGTTGGTTCCCGGCTTGCGAGAACGTCTTTTGCCGGGAGAAGGCATGAAGCGCATCGACTTAGTTAAAAGGGAGCATAGCGTCCAGATCGGAGATGTCTGCGGGCACATTGCGCCCAACATCTGTGAAGACTCTATATTCTATGAGGACGGGGAACCTATTGGGTTCTATTTGGCGGATATGGGGAAATTCAACCCCAAGCTGAACAAGTTGGCCGACGTGGCTAATGCAGAATTGCGGAGTGATCGAGTCCCCAAAACTGTGATGGATAGGAAGAGGCCGCTTGGTGACGGGAGTTATTTGGTAGTTTCCCAGTACAGCACCATTATTGGCAGCGTTCCGCCGAAGCCGCATATGCGCCGCGCCTATCCAACCATGAGCAGCGTTCACAATGTAAAGTCTGCAGAGACATTCATCAAGGCCATGTTGCTGCTTTGCAAAGAGGGCGAAGACGTTATTCAAGAACTGGTGCCAACTGTCTTTGAGCGGCAGTGCCAGATCATTAAAGAAAAAATACCTGAAAAGTGGCGATTTGGCAGGATGTTTACCAGCTCTATTTCTAACTATAACATTTCAGCACCATTCCATCGCGATGCGGCCAACCTAATAGGTTGCGTCAATATCATTATCGCTAAGAAATGGAGAGCAGAAGGCGGAAACACAACTGTTCCAGACTACGGCGCGACAGTTGACAGCCGCGATAATTCAATGCTGGTATACCCGGCTTGGAAAAATGTCCACGGCGTGACGCCAATAGAAGTTTTGATGGAAGGCGGTTACAGAAATAGTCTGGTGTTCTATCCTCTTAAGGCTTTTGAGAATTGCCCATAGGAGTTGTGGTGGGTAAAGGCAAGGGCAACAAGACAGGCGGACGCGACTTCAAGCCTGGCAAATAGGTTTTATTTCCACTGATATCAGTTTTAACTGAGGGATAAAATGAATAAAAAGGGTCCGCCGGATCAATACAAGTTTAAAAAGGGTCAGTCGGGTAACCCAGGCGGTATGCCTAAAATACCAGATGATATTAAAGAGGCTAGAAAGCTTAATCAAATTGAGTTAGAACGTATTATAAACAAGTACCTTCATATGCCTAAGAATGATCTACAGGTTATTCTTAAGTCTCCTAACATACCGATGATGGAATTGATGGTTGCTTCTATCGTCGCGAAAGCTGCAACTGGCGGCGATCACTTGAGATTAGACTTCATCCTAAATCGAATTATCGGCAAGGTTAAAGACAAGATTGAAGTGGCAGCTGTGAAGCCATACGTCATCAATAACCTTGATGGCACTAAGACAGTCTTAGGCGTAACCGACGGCCAAGAGAAGGAGGGCCTAGATTGGAAGGACCCATAAAGCCAACTAAGCCTATGCCCCGTCCAGAGGATGATGCTTGCAAGGATGTTGAGCCATAACGGATAGCTTCACACCACACTCTGAAAAGCAGCAAAGGGCGCTATATTCAAAAGCGCCTATTGTCGTTTTAGCTACTGGCATTCAGTACGGTAAAACCGCTACTGGTGCCCACCGTATGAAAATAGCCGCCCACACTCATACCGACCCTTTAGACAACTTCCTTATCGTCGCCCCTACCTACAAGATTCTGCAACAGTCCACGTTGCCAGAATTTTTCCGCATTATGAGGGGTTATGGCGACTATTCGAAGTCTGAATCTGTTTTCAAGGTTCACGGCGGCGGCACTATCTACTGTCGGACCGGCACGGATCCTGATTCGATTGTCGGTATAACCAATATACGCCACGTTTGGGCCGATGAGGCGGGTCTTCTGTCTACCTACTTCTGGGAAAACCTCCAGGCTAGAGCGGCGTTCAAGTCCGCTCCGATTACGCTAACCACTTCCCCATACACCCTGAATTGGATTTATAGGGAGATGATTCGCCCCAAGATGAAGGATGCCACCGCTCGCCCGGATGTGGAGCTAATTCAGGCCGCAAGCGAAGAAAACCCCTACATGAGTCGCCACGTAATTGAAACAGCTAGGGCCAACATGGACCCTCGCCGGTTTAATGCTCTATTCGGCGGCAAATGGGAAAGGATGAGCGGCCTTGTATACGATTGCTTCGATGAAGTTGAAAACACCTGCGAGCCGTTTGAGCTACCGAAAGGCACTAAATACGTCGCGGGAGTTGACTGGGGCTACACCCACCCATTCGTTATCCTAGTTAGAGCCATAACCCCAAGTGGGCAGCACTATCAGGTGGCTGAAGTCTACGAAGTGGGCCTAACAATCGACAAAAAGATAGACGTGGCCAAAAGACTTAGCCAAGTATTCGACATAGACACGTTCTACTGCGACCCCGCTAGGCCCGATGAGATAGCCGCCTTCTGTTCGGCAAGGCTAACAGCCGTAGCAGCTAATAATGACATCAGGATGGGGATAGACAGGCAGTACGAATTGATTAAGTCTAGAAAGTTTAAAATCTTTCGCGGGACATCAGCCAATACGCTCGACGAAATAGAGGGCTACCACTATCCAAATCCCGAGGATAGAGGGCCTGACAAGTCTGACAAAGAGACACTTCCGGTCGACAAGGCAAACCACGCTATGGACTGCCTTCGTTATATAACTATGGCTACCCACCGCCTACAGGACTTGCGCAAGCCGACAATTGCTGACACAAAGTCTATAGAGCAAGAGAATGACATCTACCGCCGAATTGAGATGCATAAAAGGCGTCCTAAAACATCACGCTTTGAAAATTGGGGATAGATAGCCAATGCCCACATACGCTTGGAAATGTTCAAATGGCCACGACTGGGAGGTTGTAACGACAATAGCCCAAAGGGATGAGCCTAGCATATGCCCTGAATGCAGATTTGCGGGGGCTCGCGGGCTAACCCTACCTCAAATTGACAAAACAGCCGCCGCTGATTGGAATAACGCCTCTTACAACCCCGGTCTTGGGTGTTGGACTAAGGGCACCAAACACGCCCGCCAAATCGCAAAATCTAGAGGGCTTATTGAAGTGGGCAATGAGGACCCTGGTAAAATACATAAAGAAAATGATAAACTTCGTGAAGACAATCGAGCCAACCGCTGGAAGGAAGCCGATAGGGTTAAAGTCTACGAGGACTAACCTGTTGCGCATTACTTCTTAACACCATTAAAGGGCTGATAACCTATGGGCGATATTTACAACGGCGCGGGACTTCTAGACGAGCATGAAGCCAGACCGGGCAAGTCATCGACAGAAAAGAATAGCTACTATCAGCCCACTGACGAAGAAAAGAAGGCCATTAAGTTGGCCGAAAAGATTTTCAAAAAGAACAAGCGCTACCGCTCCCGCTATGACTCAAAGTGGGTTGACTTCTATCAAATGTTTCGCGGGAAGCAATGGAAAGAGCAGCGCCCGAGTTTCCGCCACGCCGAAGTTATTAACCATGTCTTTAAAACAATCCAATCTACCGTACCTCTGCAAACAGACGTGCGTCCACGTTTTGAATTTCTACCGCAAGAACCTGCCGATATAGAACTAGCCGAAATCCTCAACGAAGCCGCTGAAGCAGATTGGATTAAAAACGGATGGGCCACCCAGCTGCTTGAAGTTATCTACGACAGCAACATTTACTCCACAGGCCTTTCTAAAATGGAGTACGACCCGGACGCCAATTACAGCATCGGCAACCTGTGCTACGAGAGCCTAGACCCACTCTATTGCTACCCGGATCCGGACGCCAGGGATGTCAATTTAAAGTGCTGGAATTTCGTCTATGCCGAACCCTGCGACGTTGAGAAGGTAAAGCGCAAATACCCTAAAGTTGCAGAGTTTATTAAGTCAGACCTTAGCGACCTTAGCAGCGACTTTAAAACAGATTTAGGGTCTAAAAGGTTCCGCTCGCCGGTAGATAACCAAACCGTAATCACAGAATCGGGTATGAGCGGAGAAACGCTCGGCAGAGACAGGGCCTTGGTAATCACCTGTTGGCTAACACCCGAGGCTTGCTCAAAGGACTACGATGAGAAGGACGTTAGCGAGCGAAATCCAGAAACGGGTGAAATCTTAGAGCATAAATTTGAGCAAGTGGCTAAGTACCCAAATGGTAGAAAGATTGTCATTTGCAACGGTGTTTTGTGTGAAGACACGCCTAATCCTTATGACGACGCACTAATCCCGTACCAGAAATTCAACAACTATATTCTTCCTAGAGAGTTCTGGGGGATTTCTGAGGTGGAGCAGCTTGAAGGTCCGCAAAAGACTTTCAATAAGATGGTTAGCTTTGCCTTAGACGTGATGACATTGATGGGTAATCCGATTTGGATTGTTCCAACGTCGACGGGCATCGACACTGAAAATTTCACGAATCGCCCAGGCATGGTGCTAGAGCCAGACGGCACACAGATGCCACAGAGGGTCGAAGGCGTCCATCTTCAGCCTTATGTTCTTCAGCTTATCGACAGAATGGGCCAATGGTTCGACTCCGTTTCCGGTTCGCAAGACGTCACCCGTGGCGTAAACCCCACAGGTGTAACCGCCGCATCGGCTATTTCATCGCTGCAAGAGGCGGCGCAAACGCGCCTAAGGCAGAAGGCTCGGAACCTAGACGTTTACCTACAGCAACTTGGTCAAATGTGGCTGTCTAGAACATTCCAATTTAGAACCGCCCCTGAAATGTATCGTCTAACAGGTAATGAAGGAGCCTCTAAATACTTCAAAATGTATGTTGAGGATTACGAGTTTACAGAGCCCAAAGAAATGCAGGACGAGACAACTGGAGAAGTGTCTATTGTCGAAGTCCCAACAGGGGAGATGGGCAAAAAGATAACAGTCCAGAGGTTTAACGAAGCGGGGATGATAAACCCCTTAGAAGAACAAACCTTCAAAACTAGAGCTAAGTTTGATGTTCGAGTGACAACAGGTTCAAGCTTGCCGTTTGCCAAGGCTGAGAAAGAGCAAAAGCTACTTAGCTACTTCGACAGAGGGATTATTGACGCTGAAGAAGTGCTAAAAGGTAGCGACTACCCTAATTGGGAAGCAGTGTTACAGAGAATGGAGCAGAAAAAGGCTGAAATGGCAGCGCAAGCCGCTCCTATCCCACAGGCACAAGCGTTTTAAATAACGCCCGCTATATTTGTATTTAACATTGCATAGGGGTTATAATGTCAGAGGACACCAGCAACAATAATCAGGCCGAAGAACTAGACGTTGACGCGCTGTTGGCGGGGCTTCAGTACCCGAGAGAAGAGCGACCTATGGAAGGCGGCTCTATCCCTGAAGATAAGCCCGTCGCCAATCCCTCAGAGGCCGCCGCTGTTGAACCACCAAAGCAAGATTCCCCGTGGTGGGCTCAAGAGTTTGACTGGAACGGCAAGAAAATTAAGCCAGAGCGAGAAGACCAAGTAAAAACCTGGATTTCTCAGGGTTATAACTACTCTCAGCGCATGAATGAGATGAACAAGCAGCGGGCAGCGTGGGACCAAGAGAAAATTGACCTGCTCCAATACCGAGAAAAATATAATCAGTATAAAGACGTTGACGATTACTTTTCTAAAAACCAAGACCATTGGCAGAAGATTCAAGAGGCTTATAAGAATCGTGAACTTGGAGCAAATACTCCAGACCTTTCCAAAGTATTGGCACCGATTGAGGCTAAACTCTCTCAATACGACCAGCTAATGCAGGAGATTCAGGAGCAGAAGCGACAAGAGGCGATAGCTAAGGCAGATGAGGCGCTAACTTCGGAGATAGAGTCAACTCGGAAGCAATACCCGACTATTGACCTATCTGCAAAAGATGAAGCCGGTGAGACTCTCGAAACGCGGATCATAAAGCACGCAATGGAAATCGGAACTGGCAGCTTTAGGGTAGCGTTTAGAGATTATCTACATGACCAGCTAGTCAACACAGCGAAGGCAAGCGGCCTAGAGGCAGCGCAGAAGGAAAAGGCTATTCAGGCGAAAAAGGGAATAATTGGCACGTCCAATACCCCGACGAAAGACGTCATGAAGGAAGCCCCTAAAGGCGCTAGTTGGGGAGACAGTTCGTTAAAGGGTGCGAATATCTTAAAAGAACTAGGACTATTTTAAAACACTAAGGAGATTTCAATATGGCACTTTCATACGATCAAATCAGTGCGATCACGCAGAAGAAATTCATCCCAAAACTTGTCGATAACATTTTTGACTCTGATCCATTGCTCAAGCGAGCTAAGGAAAAGGGCTGGTACGAGACAATCGACGGCGGAACTTCTGTTATTTATCCTTTGAACTATGCTCAAGCTACCGCTGAAGGCTGGTTCCAAGGAGCTGAGACTTTGAGCAATACCGATAATGACGTCATCACCGGCGCTGAATACAACTGGAAGCAACGCTATGTTTCCATCGTAGTCACCCGACGCGACGAACTTATCAACAGCGGCGATGCTCAAATCGTCGACTTTGTTAAGTCTAAAGTCCAAATCGCTGAAAAGACCATGGCAGACAAACTTTGCGACGGTCTTTACAACGCTGGAACAGATTCCAAGGCGATTGCTGGTCTTCGCTCGATTGTTGATAACGCCAACACCGTTGGCGGCATTGACCAGTCTGCATATTCCTGGTGGCAGTCTCAGGAGGATAGTTCCACAACCACCCTCACCATTGCAGCACTGCAAACCATGCATACTGCTTTGAGCATCAACAACGAAGGCCCGACAGTTATCTTGGCCACCCGAGCCAACTATAACCGCCTTTATGCGTTGCTCCAGCCGCAACAGCGCTTTACATCTGGCGACAAAGCCGACGCTGGCTTCAGCTCGTTGATGTTCAACGGCGTCCCATTCATCGCTGGCTCTAAAGTTCCAAGCGGCCACATTTTCATGCTTAATGAGAAATATCTGCACCTTGCAGCTCATAAAGATGAAGACATGCGCTTCAGCAAATTCCAAGAGCCTAACAACCAAGCCGTAAAAGTTGCTAAGGTTTATTGGATGGGCGTTTTCGGCACCGACAATGCTCGCATGCACGGCAAGTTGACAGCTATCACGGCTTAATGAAACCACATTAAAAGGAGAAAAATACTATGGGTTTTTACGGACTTTCCCCTGTTAAATTTGGATCGGTGTCCATGGTCACAGCTACCTTGGGTAAAAACGACCCAGAGTTGGGGACAAGGACAGTCGAAAACGGTAGCGAATACGTTTTCGTTTACAATGCTGGTAACAGCCAAATTTCTGTCGGTAACGGCGCTGTTCTCACAGGCGTTACCGGCTACAGCTGCACCGTGTCTTCTGTTGTTGGCGTAGATTTGCCAGTAGGCGTCTGCTATCACGCAACAATGACCACTGGCACATACGGCTGGTTGCTCACACGCGGCTTTGGCTCTGCTAAAGCAGCTGCATCCACTGCACCTGCCGCTGGCGACATCTTGATTCTTGGCACCGACGGTGTTTGGACAGTCAAGTCGCTCTCCACTGGCTTTATGGGCAACGTAAATGCTAAAGCTATGACTGCGACCGGCTCTGCTGGTGTCTGCACAGCATACTTCTCTATTTACTGATTTGGGGGCTAGGGAGTGGTAGTTAGGAAGCGCGAGATAATTTGCGAATATCAGCCGTATATTGATAACCCTCCTTATACAGGCCAAGACCTGTATAAGCAGTCATGTTCTAACGATGAAGTAACGGTTAATTCATGGCGAGACACTTGGTTGAAACAGATCAAGGAAAACCATGAATCTTTCGGACCCTTCAAAGAAAAGGGCATTGGTAGGCTGTGGGCCTCAGAATCCCTTAAGCCAGTTATCATAGTCGGCAGTGGCCCTAGTTTGAAACTTAATGCTCACGAGCTTAAAGACAATCCGGGGATAGCAGTTATCTCGTGCCTTCATAACTTCCACTTCCTAGAGGACTTAGGCGTCAAGGTGGACTACTACGTCACCCTTGACGCTGGTCCTATAACTATTTCAGAAGTTAGCGAAGGTGGGTCTAGGACAGCCGAAGAATACTGGGAGTTGACAAAAGACAGAAAGCTTCTTGCATTCATCGGAACTCACCCAGACTTGCTTAAGAAGTGGCGCGGTGAGGTATTGTTCTTCAATTGCCCGCTACCAGACGCTTCATTGATGAATGAGATCGAGAAAATAGAGAAGTTTAGAACCTCTGTTTCAACCGGTGGGAATGTCCTAGGCGCTTGCGCTTATATAGCTAAGGCCATCTTAGGGTGTAATCCACTGGTATTTGTTGGCGCTGATTTCTCGTTTTCGTACCTTGATAAGTTTCATGCTTGGGACAGTAGCTACGATGCTAGCTTAGGTAATTACATCCGAATGACCGACGTATTCGGAAACAGCGTCAAAAGTTGGCAATCTTATGCGAATTTTAAGGCTTGGTTTGACTCCAGGGCCATGACGGTTCCGGGGCAGTGGGTAAATTGCACCGAGGGCGGCACTTTTGGTGCCTATCCCGGCGGGAATATCCGGCATGTCAAGCAACAGGCATTGCGAGCCTTTTTAGATGAGTATAAACTTCATTATCACATCAAAGACCAATGCGAGAATCCAGAGACAGACGACTTAAAAATCCTATTCTAAGGAGAATATAAGATGGCATTTACAGCTACAAAGAGCGAAGCAACTGTTTTCGGAAACCAGCGCGTATGGCAAGGTGTAGTGACCGCCGACGCTGTTAGCGGCGTGGTTAGCTTTGGATTCGCTTCCATCACCCATGTCAATTGGGCACCCAAGAGCATGTCCTCTGCCGGGATTCGCGTCCGCCAAAACGCAAGTGCCGCTGGCGTCGCTTCCAACGGCGATGTTGGCGTGTCTGGAACTACAAGCGGCGATGAAATGTATATGACAGTATTTGGACGATAAAAGGAGGTTCCATGAGCTGGGGACCAAAGCAGATTTTTACAACCACCATTGCTAGCGGTGCGTCAACAAGCGCAACACTAGATTTCGGCGACAAGATGCATTCTCAAATCGCCGTTAAGTATGTGACCATGAGTACCGGAGCGCAGCTTTCCATTTTTGGGTGTGACACGTCGACTGGAACATTCGGCGTGATTCATGAGCGGGTGAATACCGCCCCTGTCCAACACCAGGCGCTAACAATCGCCACAGGTGTTAGCGGCGGTAATTGGGCTTGCTTCCAAGGCTTGCCATTCCGCTATGTTCAATTCGTAGCATCTGCCGTTGTTAGCGGCGGGGTAGCTTTAACAGTGTTAGCAGGAGATTAATTTGCATGGCTAGAGTCAAAGTCTGGAACGATAACAAATACCCACATTCTGAGATGTTCAAAGGCGAGATGATTACAATCGGACCTGGAGAACATATTGAAATGGACTGGGAAGAGGCCATCGAGTTTAAGGGCCAATTTACAGGCATTAAACGACTTCCAGACGACTCGCCGGACCCACGAGGATTTAAGAAAATTCGGGTGGAAGCACCGCAAAGCCCTGTATTCAAAGACGACCTAGTTAATCATGCAAACGGTCAAAGCTTTTTAACAAAGGACGACCTTCAAAGGTCTTTGGCCATGTTCTCGCACTTGCGGGCACCTGGTGATGTTGAACAACAGCAACAGCCTTCTATTTCTGTCGAGCAATATAACGCCCTTATGGCTGAAATGGCTGAGATGAAGAAGCAGATGGCCAAAAAGTCACCCGGAAGGCCAAAAAAGGAGACTTATGAGCAAGGAGCAGAATAAGCCCGAGGCCGTGTCGCCGGATGGCTTTAAGCTGAAGGGGCGTTGGAAAGTTATCCACTCCAGGGGCGATGAAATCCTCAAAACAATTGAGGGAGACAACGTAATTTGCACAAACGGCAAGGAGTTTTTAGCAAGCTTCCTTTACTCCGCCGCCGTCGCCGCGTCTACGTTCACCTGCAAGTACGTTGCTATCGGGTCTGACAGCACTGCTGAAGCCGCTGGCAACACAGCCTTAGGGACTGAGTTAGCCAGGACTACCGGCACAGTGTCTTATGTCTCAAACGCGATGTATCAAGTGACAGCCACCTTCGCATCGGGCAGTGGAACAGGTACTATTTATGAATACGGCCTTCTGTCATCGTCAACAGGCGGAACACTTCTCAGCCGGGACACTGAGGCTTTGATTACAAAAGGCGCTAACGACACCCTCACCACAATTGTGAGGATAACAGTTTCCTAAAAACAGGAGAGCATTAGGGATGGCAAATTATTCTATAACCGTCACTAATGCTCTCTTCTTTGAAGGCCCCAGCTATCCGACAATTTGGAATGCCTTCGCCTGGGGCCAAGAAAACTGGGGTAACGTCAGAGATCTTGGAACCAATGTCACACACGCCGTAGACACGCCTCTAACCTTAGATAGCTCTTTTAATTTTTCATACATAAAACCCATCCTAGAGTCGCTTGATCTTGTATCAGAGGCGGCAAAATATGTTACAATAACCCTAGACAACACCTTAACCTTCCTTATCGACATGGGCAGCGAAACCCTAAGAGACGGGAACGGCTGGTATTATGTTTTCCCCGACGACATAACAGAGTTAGAGGACAGGGCTTTTACCACCTGGACTGCGAACAGTGGAAACTCAGCATCCTGGGTAGCCTCTAGTTCCGCCTCAACTACCTGGAGTGAAGAGACATGACGCCAAGCGAACTAAACACCTATTGCAGACAACGCTATAACGCCACTGCCGATAACTTCTTTTCAGATACAGAACTTTATAGCTATATGTATGACGCTCAAATGCAACTTGCTAGAGAGACAAAGTGTATAAAGGCAGTCTATTCATCTAGCACTGTCGCCAGCCAAAACGAATACGACAAGCCCTCTAGGAGTGTGTCCATAAAGAGGGTTACCTATGGGGGTAAAAAGCTAGTCAAGATAAACGACAAGCTTGACGACTATTTGACCGGCGGCGATCAAGACACCACATCCACCGGGGAACCTCAGTATTATTGGGATTGGGGAACAACAATTCACTTGCGTCCGACTCCAGATGCAATAGGAACATTGAAAATTTATAGCTTTGATGTTCCTGATACCGTTTTGGCCACTGGGACTTTCAACGTCCCGCTTCGCTATCACCTAGACCTAGCTGACTTTGTGCTGTTTATGATGGCTCTAAAAGATAAGAATTTTGACGTAGCTGCCATATATGAACGTAGCTGGCAGACAAAACTATCCAATGCAAAACGCTATGAATCAAAACTAGCCAGAGGTGACGCTTGGGAAGGTGTAATCCCAGAGTGTCTTGGCTACGACATCGAGGTTCTATAATGGGAAGACAATATGACATTGTATTCCCAGGCAACGCTAGACAAGAGCTAGACGGCGGAAAAAACTCTAAGTTTGCTAGGTCTATCATTGCCGACAACGAGAGTCCCGACGTTAAAAACGTCATTTTCACAAACGGGGCCTGTGAGACACGCTTAGGGTCTACGAAACTCAATACCTCTGCCATCGGCAGCTTCACCATAGACGGGCTATACACCCGTCACGACTACACAGGCGCGTCAACCATGGTTGCCTTTGCCGGTGGGTCGATGTGGCAGCTTAATTCTACCACCTTCTCCACAATCGGAAGCGCACAAAGCGTGTTTACGGCTGGAGTGAGGGTAGGAACAGCTGAGTTCGAAAACCATATGTTTATAGGCAATGGTTACGTCACACCCTATAAATATAACGGCGTTGCGTTTACAAGGCACGGCGTCCCAGCCGCAACTGGCGCTGTTTCTGTCGCATCTGCCACCACTTCGACAGGCGTTCTAACAGGCGACTACCGATACAAAGTCACCTATATAAACTCCGCAAGCGTCGAGGGAGACGTAGGCACCTCGACGGTTACAATAACCGCAACTAACGCCAAGCTTATATTGACTGGAATACCTACAGCACCACAAAGCCACGGTGTTGGATCTAGGTACATTTATAGGACAGCGGCGGGTGGGTCTACTTTCAAGCGAATCGCCACCATTGCAGACAATACCACCACCTCATACGTCGACAACACTTCGGACGCATCATTGGGAGCTACAGCCCCAACAGACAACGGCGAGCCTCCGAAGTATAGCTTTTGCCTATACCATCAAGGACGACTTTTCTGTAACGACACGTCTAACCCTAATTACATTTGGTATTCGAATAGCCTAGAGCCATACACCTTCGCGTCAACAAACTTTCAGCCAATAGGTGACGCAAGCTTTGACTTAGTTAGAGGGGCTTCCGTCTATTCAAACGGTATCTTAGTCCAATGCGAAAACTCTCTTTTCTACTGGGACATGCCTTCGACAGACCCTACGGCGTGGCGTGTCATTAAGATTAGGTCGCAATACGGAAGCAAGTCTCCATTTGGAACCTTCTTATTCGATAATAAGATAATGGTCCCAGCCATGCAGAACAGCAAGTTTAGCGGGTTTGCTGCAATTGCTGGCACTGCATTAGATCCGGAAGTTACCTATCTAGACTCAACAACTGTAGGCGGAGACCTCCACAGCGATAGGATAGAGACAGATGCCTTTTTGATTCAGGAGGCTTATGCCGGTCAAATTTCGGCATTCGTCTTTAAGAACAAAGCCTATATATCGGTACCATACGATAGCGGAGCTACTACAAATAATCGCGTCTATCTCTTCGACTTTTCAATAAGCAATCTAGGTAAAAAGCAAAAGTATAGTTGGGTACCACTGACAGGAATTAATGCCACTCAGTTTACCGAATACGGTGGAAACCTGTATTACGGGTCCTCTACGGCAACCGGCTTTGTTTATAAATTAGAGCCCGCGTCAACGTTTTCAGACGACGGATCCGCCATAGACAGTTACATTTGGACGAAGGAATTTAGTGGATTGCCGGGGCATGAGAATCTTGAAAAGGACTTCAGGAAACTAAAAATCCTCGTCGAGAAAACTGGCAACTACTACATGACAATTGCCTATAGAACCGACTCCGACGCCGGTCAAGGTGTTACAACTCAAGCAAACTTAAGTGCTGGAACTAGCCTTTGGGGAACGCTTGTATGGGGTAGCGGTACATGGGGCGGCGGATTCGATCAAGAAGAGATCGTTTTAAGCCTAGGTCAAGCAAGGGGCAAAAGGATTCAATTCAAATTCACTAATCAGAACACCGCCGGTCAAAGATTCAAAATATACGGAATGAACTTCACATATAACATCAAAGGCAAGAGGTAATACATAATGGCACTAGACTATCAAAAGCAATTTGATGTCCAAAGGCAAAGGGCTTCTCAACAAGAAAATGCTCTCGTTCAAAACCAAAGAGATGCTTTGAATAGAAGGCTTGCAGCGATGGGCGGAGGCCCAGGAGGGGCGGCAATAAAATTAGAGCAGCAAATAGGCGACGAGAGCGCACAGCGTTTGCAACAAGCTAACGAAGGAATCAACGCAGCGCAATCAGCCGAAGAGGCGAGGACTAGAGATGTTCAACAGGCTAGAGACTTCGCTAGGTCTGAAAGAGAGGCCGGACAGTCTTTTCAACAGTCAAATTTGAACAAGCAACAAGAATTGGCTCTTGCTGGTTTGACAGGTAAGTACCAAGGCCAAGACACAGCGGCAGCTCAACAACAGGCTTTTGCTAACAGAATGGCCCAAGATCAATTCGACTATGCTAAGTCAGAAGGCCAAAAAGAGTATGAATACGCTGCTAAAACAAACGCAATCTCACTGATGAATAATTTAAAGCAGAGCGGTTACACCCCTAAGCAAATCGGAGAAATGTTAAAGAGCGTAGGACTTTATGATCTAGGAATACCCGGGTTTAGCCCTCAAGATATTGAAGGCATAACAACTCCTGGCGCTCAACCGTGGCAGAATCTAACTCCACAGCAAACATCGCAAGGATTGGGAGCAGCCGCAGCCGCTAGTTTGAAAAGGAGGGCTGGACAATGATTAATAGAGTAGCATTTGAAGGGCCTGTTAAAACAAGTGGCGGTGGCGGCAAACAAGGCGGTGGGAAAACTGGTGCCCTGGTCGGAGCCGCTTTAGGCGGTGTTTCTGGAGGACTTGCTGGCGCTGGTGCCGGTGCTGGACTTGGAGCAATGGTCGGCGAGGCTCTAAGCCCCTCCGAAGCCGGTCAAGCGGCTATGTCTCGCCGAATTGAAACAATGCAGCCGCAGCCAGTCCTATCAGAGACTTCTGAAAAATTGAAGCAATCTGTGATGGCATTGCATGCCGCCCCACAACCTGTTCGCGATGAATACGGACCACAGCTTATCCAAGCATATTTAACCTCTCTTTCTAATGACAGGAGGGGATAACGTATGCCTATCAGTCAAATAGGGTTTATGGCCCCAAGACAGACAGAACGCCAAGAGGCTCCAAAGAAAGACTGGAAAGACTACCTAATTGAAGGATTGCAAATAGCTAACGGCATTGCAGGGCTTGCATCAAACGTTCAGACAGTACGAGAAAAGCAGGGTAACATCGAGGCTCAAAACCGCGAAGCCCAAGGCATCTTAAGTGGACAACGCCTTCTTGAAGCACAGAAGGCTGGTATGGACGTTTCCTATGAACCGTCCCAAGGAGCAATGCCTTATTCCACTGTTGGGAAAGAAGGCGATATACGTGATGTTTTTATCAGGCAGAATGCTATAAGAGACTCTAAACCAAAAGATATTATTTATGGAATTGGGCCAAAGGGTGAGAAAACAGCCATAACTTGGGATAGGCAATCTGAGTTACCAGCTGGTTTTAAACCGTGGGTAGAGCCAAAACAGCAAGAACTAACTACTATTGAGACAACGGATGAAAAGGGCAACCCTGTAATTAAAGTTGTACCTAAAATATCCGGCTCCACTTATCCTAAACCAATAAAAGAAAACCAGGATAAACAGCCAACAGAGGCCCAAATGTCTTCTGCAAACTTTGGCAGAAAAGCACAGGATGCAAATTCTGTAATTCAGAAGATAGAAGATAGCGGGTACGACCCATCCGCATATGGAAGGGCCGCAAGGGATCTTCCGCTACTCGGGTCATTTACTAAGAGCGATGCCGACAGGGGGTATGAACAGGCGCAAAAGGAATTTATTGCCGCAATTCTTAGAAAAGAGTCCGGCGGAGCTATCACTAAAGATGAATTTTCTGAATACGGTAAAATCTACTTCCCGCAGCCAGGCGATGGCCCGGAAGTCTTAACTCAGAAGGCCATAGCCAGAGATAAAGCTGCTAAGTCTCTCCTAGAGATGGCTGGAGAAAAGGCCGCAGGTTCTATCTCTAATCGTGACATTTCTGGGTTAAGAGTTAAGCAACAGTCTGGCATGGGGGAAGCAATAGCCGCCCCAAAGACCCCTGCAAAAGCTAAACAGATAATGCAGAATGGAGTTATCTACAAACTAAACGAAAGAACGGGGCAATATGAGTGATAAAAAACCACCTTTTGACCCAAGCAAACCGTTTACGGAAGTGAAGCCTCCGTTTGATCCAAGCAAACCATTTTCTGAAATTCCAGAGGTGGCCAAAGTAGAACCGTCTACTTCTGGTTCTTTCGGTAGGGGTCTTGCCCAAGGGGCTTCATTAGGCTTTGCAGATGAGGCGACAGCCGCATTGGCCACGGCATATTTGAAGGGAAAAGAGTTAGTTGGGGCGGGTCGCCCGATTGACATGGCTAAAGAATATTCTAGCCTTAGGGATCTATACAGGCAGAAAGATGTCGAAGCCGGGACTAAGAACCCAATCGCATACGGGTCCGGGACATTTGCTGGTGGCGCGTTATCGACAATAGTCCCAGCTGCCGCCGTCCCAAAGCTAGGGGCTCTTGTAGCCGGGCCATCGGCATTGGCTAGATACGGCAGCGCTGCCGGACTTGGGGCATTAGGCGGGGCTGGGTATTCTGAAGCAAACCTAACAACTCCAGAAGGCGCTAAAGATCTGGCGTCTGATGTTGCAAAGGGAGCGGCCATAGGAGCTACTGCTCAAGGCATTGGCGATTTGTTAGGGAAGGCCGCTTCCACGTTTAAACCGTCTAACCTTATGAAAACGGCTGATAGCCGCGTTCTGAAGCAAGCCGGATATATGGGACCAGAACTTAAAAAACTTTCTGAGGCTGAAAAATCTCAGATAGCTAACGTACTTAGAGACACAAAGACGGTTACAGCATTCAAGTCTCTAGACGATATTGCAGCTAAAGCAGCAGAGAATAAGGCCATAACCGGCAAAGAAATAGGCAACACTTTAGACTCAGTAGATTCCTTAGTCAAAAAGGCTTATTCGCTTGTTGACGAAGGCAAATTCGGGGATATTCCAGAGCAAGCCAAAGTTAACTTGAAACAAGCCATATCTGACAAGTTTCAGTTCAACATGGCGAGTATCGGCAATCGAATTGAATCAGAGTTAATCCAAGCCAATTCATCTAACCCTCTTATGAAAGGCGAGATGTCTAAATTGGCGGATATAGCCGCTGATTTTAAATCGGGCAAGCCGATGTCTTTGAGAGAGGGCAACGTAATAAAGGGCACGCAGGGGAAGATAACAAACTTCAATTCTGAAACAGTACCACAGAGTTTTAAGCAAGAAGTCTATTCAATAATCAAAGATGAAATAGATCAGACTGTAGGAAGGATTGGAAACCTAGAGCAAGCCATAGCTAAGGCAGAGGGAACTACTCTAGGCACTATTGACGCAGCGGCTAGGGGTAAATCAGTCCTAGAAGACTACATAAAGTCAAAAAAGGACTATGGGGCGTTAAAAAAGACGGCTGATATTTCGGCTAAAAGGCTTGGGCAACTTCAAGCAAATAGAGACATAAGCTTGACAGACACCATTGCAGCTGGTGCCGGTATGGCATCCGGAGGACCAGCGAATGCTATTGCAATTGGTGCATTGAATAAGCTTTGGAGACAAAACGAAGCGACCATTGTTGGTGGCACTGCCAGGACAGCTGCTAGAATCCTTCAAACGGTTCCAGACGCCTTGGGTCCATACGCACCAATACTTGAGAATGCCGCAAAAGTAGGTGGTGTTAGCGGCATCCGTGCTGCCCACCAAGACCTTCTTCAAAGGCCGGACTATGTTAAGGTCTTAAACGACTATGAATCCAACCCAATGCAAAGACGATTAAATAATACACAGGGGAGACAATAACGATGGCAGCACCGTCACTAACATATACGCTCACTAACGGCTCGACAGCCGATGCATCGCAAGTGATGCAGAACTTTAACGACCTTTTGAATGGCTATACCGACGGCACAAAAGACCTGTCGATAAACGCACTCACTTGCGCTGGCACGGCCACGCTCAACGGTAATATCAATTTAGGAAACGCTTCTGCCGACGATTTAAACATTACCGCAAGTCTTGCTTCGTCGCTTCCAATTAAGACAACCAATAGCTATGACATTGGCTCATCCACCCTTGGCCTAAGAGCTGCCTATTTCGGAGCCAACAGCCAAACGGTCAATATCAAGGGCTCTGCGTCCATGTCCGCAACGTGGACCCTAACCCTACCTGTGAGCGCTGGCGTCACAAAGAAGGTGCTTTATACGGACGGCTCAGGCGTCACATCGTGGGATTGGGGCCAAGGCGTCACAGTGGCAAAAAGCACAAACTATACCGTCACGGACACAGACGGCTATGGAACCATCCTTTTCACGACTGGCTCAGGAGCAAACGTTTTGACACTCCCAGCCGTTGCAAATAACACAAATAGAATCATCGCTATTCGCAAGGTCGACAGCGGAACCGGAACGCTTGCAGTCACAGGAGCTAGCTCAGAGCAGATTGATGCGGCAAACACCTTCACTCTCTATAATCAGCATGAGTGTCTTATTATTCAAAGCGATGGTAGCTCATGGCACATATTGAAGCATACGCCAGGGGTTTGGAAGTCCTACACACCGACGGGTGCATGGTCGACAAACTCCACCTACACTGGCGGATTCCTTCGCTCTAGATCATATCTTGAGGTTTGGGTCAAGATTGCCTTGGCTGGTGCCCCAACTTCTGCGTCTTTAACGATAAACTTGCCAAGCGGCTTCACAATCGACACAAACGGCACAAACTCGGACACTGACTCCGCTGACGTTGGCGTGGTGACGGTCAAGCAAAACACTGGCTCAAACTACTTCTTGGGCCACGTCAACTATGCGACCACAACCACGGTGACGGCCACAACCTTCACGGTTTCAGGCACCAGGGTTGACAGGACTACGGTTAGCCAAATAGCTCCAATTACATTTGCTGCCAGTGACGAGGTTCACCTTCGCTATCGCGTGGCGATTACCCAGGCTTGATAGTTTGACGGAAATTTAAAGATAAGGTAGATGGGTAGTACCATAAATATTCTACTCATCTACCTTGTTTCCAAGGATAACCTATGAATCTAGACGCAATATACTTCGTACTATCTGCTCTTTTTTTGACAAATCTAATCCAAGCTTATTTTCTCCTATCAAAGTCCAATAAACAGAAGGCAAAATTAGATATAAGCGCATCTGATTTGCTTCATGAATTGACAGTAAATGGCAGTGCAATCTTGAAGGTCGATGTTATGGACAGGGATAACCTTCTCCTGAGACTGCCGCGTGGTTAGTTCATCTAGGTCATACAAGCTTATACAAAGAGCAGATGAGAGCCTAGGACACTGCAAAGAAGGGCCTAGAGTGCTTATTTCCAGCGGAAACGGTGCCAATGTATATGCTGCCGCTGACAACTACAAATACCTAGACTTCACTGGCTCTAGTGGCGTTTTAGGCCACTCTAACGACAGCCTAAATCAAGATGTTTCAAGGCAATTGCAAAGAGGGATATCCCTACCTTTACACAGGTATTCGGAGCTAGAGGCAGCCGAAAAGACAAAGGAAGCAATTCCATTCATCGACCACGTCAAGTTTTTTAGGAAGGAATTTGACGCTGTATCGTTCTGCTTTGAGTTATCTAATTATTTTTCATCTGATCCAGTTTTTGTTTCTCCAGACGACACAATTCAAAGCGACATACAATCTTTAAGGGATAAATGCACTTCACATAACCGTTTGCTGGTTATGAACGAATCACATTCATCCTTCAGGTTCCCTAAATTCTCAGCATCTAATTACTACGGTATAGTTCCAGACCTAATAATCATTGGTGCGGCAAATGCTTGCGGGTTTCCATTTTTCATAGTGGGCGGCAAGTCTATACTCATGGCCCAAAACCCAGAAATTGAAGAAGACTACCCAGTTGACTGCATTTCATTAGGGGCATATACGGCGGCCGTAACACTGCTACAAAAGCGCTATTCTATTGAGCAATTGTGGGAGAATGCAGCTACCTTCCAACGGGAATTTAACAAGTTATCCACATCTATTCAGCTGGCGGGTAACTACTCGACAAGGCTCAGGGTGTCTGGAGAGCCAAAGAACGTGGGACGTTTTATGAAAGAGTGCTTGTCAGCCGGGTTTATCTTTGATGACTATGTAAACTTCACATTTCCGCTTATTTCTGAGTGTAAAAGTGCTATTCCTATTCTTAGATCAATACTTTTAAAAGTATAAATTACTGGGGAGTTTAAATGTCAAATAAGCTAGAATTCAATTCATTGGACGACTTGCTAAACTATTTAGACTCTAATGAGAAGTCCATAGGAGAAGACGTTGCTAAATATAAGTCACAAGTCTCAGAGTTAACGGGTCACGATTTGAGCAAGCCTGTAACGGCTTTGGACGTTATCAAAATCGTTAAGAAAGTATTCGGAGCAAATCCAATTGGACCATCTGCCTGAAATAGCTTTAAGCGTTTGCCTATTGGCGAGCCTAGTTTTGAACGCTGCCATATGCCTTTCGATTGTGAAGCATTCTAAATCTGCTGATTCGGACTATAGGCCAACGCCTGGCAGCGGTTTGGCGTCTGGTATTGTCGAGGTCGCTGGCGGTGTGTTCAGAAGGGCCAATAAAAAGAGGCGTCCAGTAGTTTCGACAGAGGATGCCCTATGGAAGCTAGAGCAAGATTCTAACTCAAGGCCTATGCGATAGGGCTAAACCCTGCTAGTATATTCCTACACACCTAAATTGGCGGAATATAGCGGGAGGGGCTTATGCGGGCTTTTTGTCTGGCATTTGTTGCTTTGTTTCTATTTGCTTGCTCGTCTGGCAAGCAGCCTGAAAAGGACATTCCTTCCTTAGACATCAGGGCTAAGTATTCCGTAGCCGTCAAACGCCTTTCAGATAAATTCCTTGAAGGCGGTTGGGTTGTCACACGCGACATTGAAGGCAAGCCAGAACACGTTGGCGAGGGGTTACTATGGACAGGTCTTTGGCTCGCTGCCGCCCCTTGCGACGATTCGGCCTTATCTGACACCATGCTACGCGAGGTTATAGCCTCCCTTGACGGTGCCCTAGTCCGCTATCTTCCGCTCGGAGAATACGAAGGCGGAAGGGAAGTAACCCTAGACGGTGCCCTTGGCCTATATCGTGGCATTGCCGAGCGAATAGAACGTTGCGGCGGTGGGACACTGTGGGCACCCGTCATCGCCGCCCACCTTAAATACGTCGATGACCACGGCCAGAAATTAAATGCGAATTCAAGGGCTACTCTTGATAAGGAATTCACCTATGTCTTGGACCTTCTAGGCTACCGCCTAGGCGTTCGCGGAAAGCCTAGCACCGACAGGCTTAGGCTACTCGGCGGCCAAGTGTCGGCATGGGCAGCAGCGGTTGTGGCGAACAAGGCGGCGGCCTACCGAATCCACCTTGGATTCCTTGCCCTAGAATCGGCAGAGGTTATGGGAGAGAAGGTAGATTGGTTCTCCTTTTGCGCCGGGAGCAACGGTGCCGACATTCCCCTCGTAGATAACAAATGCGGGCGCGGAAACCTAAAGGGTTGGATCGAGCAATTCAGGTTTAACGAGTGGGAATACCGCCACCAACGTAGCGGCAAGTGGGAAAGCCCAGACGGCCACGGCGATGAAACGCCTGGCTTAGACTTGATAACGGCAATCCGGGCGGCGTATGATATCTGACAAGATATCCCTACTATACCTAATAGCCCTAGAATCTCTTCGATTCGCCTATTGGTTCTTTTTTAAAAGATCCAAAGGGAAACCCATAACAGCGAGGATTGCTAAAATGGAAACCGTTAAAGTCGAATTAGAGTGTTCCAAGGAAACCTACGAGCTAGGCAAGGGCTTGGCTGATTTCATCGGTGCGGTTAAGACTGCCTTGGCTGATGGATGGCAGCTTGGCACCGATATCCCGGTTGTTATCTCTGCCGCTCTTTCTACCCTTGTTCCAGCCGTTGACGGCGTAACAAAGGTTAAGGACGAATTGGCATCCGACAAAAAAGCGTTCGTAAACGCCGCCGTTGCTACAGGTGCGGCTGTCATGAATGCAGTTTTGTGATATTTACTTAGGCAAGGGCAAGCTATTCATTTGAAGTGTTTCTGAGGGGGACCACTTTTATAAACCGGGTAGCCTTGCCCTTCCTATTTAGCTGAGAGAAAAATGCTAGATAGATACCTTTCAAAGAATTTCAGGGAGCGGGAATTCCGATGCAAATGCCGGAAGGCACTATGCGATGCACCGCCAATGGACCAGTCATTCATAGATTTGCTGCAAAAGATTAGAGATCGTTATGGCAAGCCAATGCCAATCCTTTCGGGCGCTAGATGCCATGAATGGAATGCTCTTGTAGGCGGCAAGGAACACAGCCAGCACTTGCTAGGGAAGGCTGTAGACGTTGGCTTCGCCTCGCCTCAAGACCTAGGCGAACTATTGGCCGTTGCTACCGACATGGACGTTGGCGGCATCGGCATTGCAACAACTTTCATACACCTAGACAACGGACCAAAGGGGCGACGGTGGAGCTATTAAAACGAATTGGATTCATCCTGGCACTGGCAGCGCCGCCAGTATTGGCTGTCTTGATTATATTGGCGTTCATTCTTTCGCTTCCAGCTTGCACCGACGTAACGCATTCAGCAAAGCCGGATGTTTACTATAAGCGGGATGCCAAACTAAGCTACGGCGGCAGAGACTACCTAGGGGTTGCCATTCTACCTAGAGCGGCAACCTATAGGTTGCAATTTAGTTTCTCTGGCGACTTAGACCTGTTCACGCTTAGAACCTGTCACCGCGAAATCACGCAAGAGGAATTCGGCGGCGGTGGGATATTCAACAGAAAGCAGAAGCAAGTTGAAATCACCTACGAACCGCAACCGGGAATTGAATCGGGAACCTACTGCCCGGTCGAAATCGGCGGCTACGATGCTGAGAAGGGAAGGCATAGCTGGGGGTTCATCGACTTTGAAGGTCCAACAGAAACCCTATCCGGCCTTGTTAAATGCAATGGCATTCGACAGGTGTTCAATGGCGTTAGCGTTTGCCAATCCTTAGAAGGTTTGGCACAGGAGATAGTGTTCCCCGTCGATGTTAGGTTTGCACCGTCCGAATGCCTGTCACCGGAAACGAAAGACAACCGCACGTTCCGAATCTACCCACCCAAAGGGCGATGCATTTACGTCTTCCGAGAAATGGGCGGGGACGGCAGGTTCCACAGGCTAACGACGATCGGATACGAATCAATTCTTGTTAGAAAGGTTCTCTGATGATTGCGATTATAACGGCGCTAGCACCGGCAATCCTTTCTATCCTGTCCTTTATTCTAGACCGAATGGGTGTTTCCGTTAAAACGAAACTATCCTTTTTGAACATGGTAGAATCAATGGGTCAAGAGGGGTTGATATCCGTTAAACTCCACAAGTCCTATGAGGACCAACGGCAAAGGCTTATGCAATGAAGGTTCTGTGCGGTTATGTTTGCGACGACGGCGAAGAGGGGTCAATAATGCTGGACGTCTACCGTATTGAAGACGTCGAATCAGAATTTAAATTTCAAATGGGTATGCGCGGACTTAGGACGGTTAAGAGAATGGAAGTGCCGGACTATAGGCTAACGTGGTTCAGGACTGCCGACTATGATGACGACGCGGACTAGCAAACGCTGCCGATAGCAACAGCATTGCAAGAGGCTCTTCTAGGCCATAGATAACTTTGTGCGGTATGCGGATATCGAAATCGAAGTCCATGGCATGAAGCAACTCATGAATCAGTGTAACGAAGGTTTCCTTCTTTCCCATGCCAGCCGACAAGTAGATGGTCCTGCTCTCTTCACAGCAATAGCCAGCCCAATCATTCCTTAAAACTTCATTCGAGAATGAAATCTTCCACGATACTTTCCCGATTCGAATGGTGTCTGGGTAGTCATCTAATTCGGGAAATCTCATAGGTTCCCCTTATAATGGTATGAATCTAGGTCCGTCTTGGTCAATAAGGCCGACGCCTTGGGTATGCTTTGATATTTTATTTTGCCGCGAGTAGGACATAGGCACCGAGGATTCATCGGCACAGAATCCGGCGTTCAATTCCCACAGCGTCTTTTTGCCAAGCCTCATATATGACACGCCGCCTAGGTGAAGGTGCCCGCAAACGGTGTTCATTTGGTTATGCTTAACGTGTTCGCCGAATTTCCTATAGCCATGCTGAAAGCAAATGCCGTCTAGTATTAATTCTTCACGCTCGCTTGGCTGGGTTGTCACGCCCTCGAATTCCCAGAGCGATTTGGAATGGTCCATGAACCGCTCATATTCCGGCATGACATCAAACACCTTTTTAACCAGGCGGCTATCGTGGTTGCCTAAAAGTTGGAAGCATTCGGCGTTAGGAACTGCCGATTGGACGGCCTTCCAAAACGCCTCGGCCTGTTCCCTGCCGCGCCTTGTCTCTTCGGCGGGTGTCATGATGTTCACCGAACGTGCAAAGCGGCTATAGGAATAGAGGTCGTAAAGATCACCTACCTGAACCACTATGCGCGGTTTAACGCGGCGAATTAAGTCGATGATTTTACGCACTGTCCCCTTCGCTTGAAAGGGAAAGTGTGTGTCCCCCACCGCAACAATAGACCCGCTCGTTTTTGGCATGGTCTAAGTATAGCAGAATGCGCGGAATGCAAGTAGGGCAAGGCGTTGGCGGGAATGCAAGGCTACGTTATGGCTTTCCCAATAGTGTCCATTTTCTCTAATAGTGTTTTACGGATATAGGTATCCGTAGGCGTGGAGTCGATATAGTGGACGACACAAATTTGCTTTTGGCCGATACGGTGAATTCTTTTTTCCGCTTGTAGGTTATCGGACGGCACCCAGCTTAAGTCGTTAAAGATAACATTTTTCGCCGCCGTCAAAGTGAAGCCAGTAGACATTGAACCTATTGTCGCCACGATAGTTAGAATCCTAGAATCCGGCCTTTGAAACTCATTTACAATCGACTGCCTTTCCCAGGCTGGCGTTCCACCTGTTATAGCCACCGCCCTTGGACCTATTTTAGCGGCGATTTCTTTGGCCGGTTCAATATGGTCGGTGAACACAACCAACTTGCCCGCGCCGGATTCCATGAGCGATCGGCAATATTCAACCGTGGCTGGCACCTTCAATACGGCACTAAGTCGCTTGGCTGATGAATCGACCTTCTTGCCTTTAAGGTATTCATGGAATACTTGCTCAAGTCCATCCGGTGCTTCGGTGGTTGGGATGGCCACTTCCTTCCGTATAATAGGCGGCAAGTCTTTCAGCACGTCAGCGGCGAGGAACCGTATAGCCTTCGGCCTTAGTAGAGATCTAAATTCCTCAACTCGATTTGGTTTCAAGTCCTTATATTTTTCGACTAAGCGGCCATGTACACGCATTTCCTCCACGTCGCAGAAGTAGCGCGAAAATTTCCGGTGATAGCGTAGGCCGGGCGGAAGTGTCCCCTCAACGTCGCCGCCCATGTCCATGAGCATTAGCAAAGTCCAAATGTCTGGCACCCGGTTCTTTATTGGCGTTCCCGAAAGTCCTATAAGGCGTTCCGGCCTATAGTCTCTAACCGCGTTAAAAAAGGTTTTCGTCCGAATAGCTCCGGGCGATTTCAAATAGTGGCATTCCTCGGCAACCCAGAACCTTGAAGACAAGAGGACATCGGGATTTAACTTGTGAAGCATTGCATACGAAACATAACCAGCAAGCGGGACACCCGCCTTGGACGATTCGTTCCGCCAAGTCCCCTCAAGAAATGCAGGTCCGAATATGAGCGGCTGACAGCCTAGCCGCCTAGCCGTCTCTAAGGCTATGAATGATTTTCCAAGCCCCATTTGGCATAGGTTTAGCGAATACTTTCGACTCAAATGGAAGGCAACGCAAGTTTCTTGGTAGGGGTATAGTTTCATTCGGCCTTCGAAAGTATGCGTTCTAAGTCTTTCCACTTATCCGAATCGCGGGCTAGAACCTTATGCGCGTCGGAAATTTTTTTCGCCAATTCGGCAACAGCGAGCAAATTAGGAACATCGACAACAAGCAAATGCTGCACCGACTTCGGAAGCGTTTGAAGTTTAACTAGGCTCAGACTTCCTAAGCGGGCTTTGATGGCGTCGAGGTTCATTTCCCCTCTCCCTTGCGCCATTCTTCGAGTCGATTAATCATCTCAAGGCCCATATTGTAGGCCAGTAGCTCATGCCTGACAGTGTCTTCGCTTGCGACAGATGTGGCCGCCTCACACACCTTCTCGGCCAACTCCAGGCGTGCAAAAGTCGCAGCCATCTCTTTAGGAACATCATTCATGGCATTTTCGGCATCATCCAGGCGCTTGCGTAGGGATTCGATTTCATCCAATGCCTCATGGAATGAATCTATTAGCATTTCTTCGTTGCTAGTTTGTATTTCTCTTTTTGACTCGTCGATAAGTTCACGAGCTTTTTTAAGGTCGATCATTCCGCCGATTCCCCAGCGTCAAAAAATTCTCTGCATTTTGAAAACTCAAGTGGTCCGCCAATTGCTTCAAGCGGAGCAATGGCCCTAAAATCTATATGCCTATACCCGTCATCCTGATTCTTCACAATCATCTTGGCAATATCCCGTTTCAATATTTCAGCCAATGCCATGTCGATTGAATGATAAGCCGATGCCAATTCCTTCGGCCTAATAGAATCAAGCCTAGGCGTGGTTCCGCCAAGCGGCCTTCCCGATATCAAAGTTATTTCCGTTGCACCGTCGGCAATGGCATAGGACAGAGGAGCAAGCAACCGAAAGCCAGCGTCATACCTACCCTTCCTACTTTCTATTAGCCCTGGGATTGCACAGGCGGCAAGACCAGCGTCCATCAAAGCCGGACGATCTAGAATCTTAAAATCGTGCCGCTCAACTTCGCCTTCGTCCACAGAAACCGTGAACACTGAAATCGGAGCAAGCGGTGGTTCTTTGACCAGCAGCGATTCGAACAATTTGAACAAT